CTGAAAGAAATGAACGCCGCAGAACACCGCAGAGTCCGAAGCATCATTCGCCAGCGTAACTGGGATGAAACCTATGACGACGAAATGACCGCCAAAGCCAACTTCGACGCAGCGCAACGATTCACCGACATGGACAAAGCCATAGACCTATGGTTTGAAAGGGAAACAAAATGAGCCACTTCATCTCATACGTCACCGGAACACCCAGGCCACAAGGTTCAAAGAAAGCATTCGTAATCAGAGGCAAAGCGATCCTGGTCGACGCCTCAGAGGGCAACTACGAATGGCGCAGGCTGGTCACAAGCGAGCTAGCCAACGACCCTGATCTAGTTCGCTACAAAGGCGCAGTAAACGTGTCACTGGCGTTCTTTATGGAAAAGGCCAAGAGCAATAAAACGAACCTCATGACACAAAAGCCTGACATCGACAAACTAGCCAGGTCAGTGCTCGACGCCATGACGAACGCAGAGCTCATCGAAGACGACTCAAAAGTTGTCTACCTAAACATCACAAAGACCTGGGCTACAGAGCAAAGCCCAGGAGTGCTCATCCATGTCTGGCAGAAACCCAATGCTTGAGAACCTCAAACCACCGAGCAAGAAAAGCCCTTGCAAAGTCCGGGCACTAATGGACAGCATGAACGAGCTCGACGCCCAAATCCTCGAGGCCGCGGTAATGGACTCAGCCAAGTGGAAAATCAAAACCCTGGCAGATGAGCTCAGAGGCTTTGGGCTGGTAATCTCAGAGAAACCAATCGCAACACACAGAGCAAGGCTATGTTCATGCTGGAAAATCTAGAACCACCATACGAAGAACCGGCCGATGTGCAGGCGCTACGGAAAGCCCTAGTCCACGCCCAGCGCGATCTACTAAAAGCCAAAGACCGCACAGCTCATCTAGTCCAAGTGACTCACGAAGCAGCATTCGACGCCATGCTAGCCCTGGGAAAAGTGCCACCGATATTACCACCCGCCAAAGACACGCGACGCTCTCAAGGTGAACATGCACTTTGGGTCATGACCGACTGGCAAGGCGCGAAACGAACCACCACATACAACACCGAAGTTATGCGCGAACGAGTCATGCGCTTCACCGAAAAAGCAATCAAGATTACAAAGATGCACCGGGCAGACCACCCAGTCAAAGACGTCACAATCGCATTTGGCGGCGACATGGTCGAGGGCTTGTTCAACTTTGGAACTCAACCGTTCGAAATCGACTCCACAATTTTCGAGCAATACGTCAACGTCTCACGCCTACTCGTCGATGTGGTAAGAGTTGCGCTCGCGGAATACGAGAACGTAACCGTAGTAGCCGAATGGGGAAACCACGGACGCATCGGATCAAAGCGAGACGCAGTGCCACGCGCAGACAACTTCGACCGCATGTGCTACGAGCTAGCCAGGCAACTACTCGCAGGCGAAAAAAGACTCACCTGGCACGATTCACCCGAAGATGTCCAACGCATCGAAATAGGCAACTATCGCGCCCTGCTACTCCACGGCGATGAAGTCGGTCGCAATGGCTTCGCATCACCGGCAACAATCGTCGGCCACGTTACCAAGTGGCAGTCCGGTTCATACCCTTGGGAGTTTAGAGACGCCTATGTCGGCCACTACCACACCCACATGGAATGGGCGCTACCAAACGGCCTAGGTTCGGTTTACCAAACAGGCTCAACCGAATCAGACAACCGCTACGCAGGCGTCATGCTCGCAGCTAGCGCAACCCCAAGCCAACGCCTACACTTTATTGACCCACAACGAGGCAGAGTCACCGCAGCCTACAAAGTTTGGCTCGATGAATGATTCGGGAACGCTGCAGCTGCGGCTCAAAGTTTGAAAGCGACTCGAACCAAGCAATCAAACTCTGGCGCGAATGGCGACGCAAACACATCTGCAGCGAACGACCCGATCCAGTCGAAGCCAACACCTCAGCCGAAACCCGAGTAGAAACTAGCCTGGGCTTTGCCCCTAACTGGCACCCTGGACGCCAAGACCCAGCCCTAGATGAATAAAGGGCGACACGCCGTAACTTGACAATGTCGGCAGTTAGTCTCAAAATAAAACCAGTCGAGCCTGGGGATGAACGCGAGTGAACCCCCTTCTAAGCACAATGCCCCAGGCCGACACCTTACACACAGAAAGGTTACAAAATGCACGTTATTGCATTCACCGCACTCATGATCTACTTCATGATCTCAGCAGTATGGCTAGCCGACAACGGCTGGCAACCAGCAGTCGGAGTTCCATTCCTACTAGTCGGCTTCGGCACAATCATCTATGTCATGGTCGACTACTACAAGTGGGAGAACAAACGATGAACCACTACCTACAAGAAGACCGCATCGTTCGAGAGTTCAAAGAGTTCCACCTCGAGCACCCAGAGGTCTACACGCAGCTCGTGAAACTAGCGCGCACCTGGCAATCAAACGGCACCGACAAACTCGGCATCGCCACACTCTTTGAAGTGCTCCGTTGGAACAGCCACCTAAACCCAGATCACACCGGTGGCTACAAACTCAACAACAACTACCGCGCACTCTACGCCCGCAAAATCATGGAACAAGAACCAGACCTAGACGGCCTGTTCGAGATTCGCGAGCGCACCACCGAATTGCACAGAGTCGCATGAGCAGCTTCGACGAAGGATACAAGGCCGGTGTCCAAGGCATGTCCAAAGCAATCGACACAGCATGCCTAATCGGTGCAATACAAGAGCGCAAACGCATCATCGCGCTCATCTCAGTAGTCAAAGACAACTGGCAAAAGCCCGCAGCATTCAACTACCAAACCGAGCTGTTCAAACTCATCCAACTCATAGAGGAAACCAAATGACCGAGACACCGCTACACGACAACATCAAGTCCTACATGGAACCACTCATCAAATCATCTGAGCGCATCGGGTCAGCCCGCGCTCTACTCATGGTCGCCCAATGGATCAAGGATGAAATGGAGAAAGGCAACATCCGCCCAAGCAAAGACATCAAACACATCATGGACGGCATGGACAAAATACGCACAGACATCCTGCTAGACAAGGCCAAGCGTGGCTGATTGGCACCAATCACTAGCCTGGAAACAAGCAAGAGAACAAGCCAAGAAAAGCCTTGACCCAATCTGCTCAATCTGTGGCAAAGAGCTCGAGGGTAGTGACTGGACAATAGATCACATCATCGCCCCAGGTAACGGTGAACCAAACCATAACCTCGAGAACCTCCAATCCATGTGCCGAGCATGTAACGGACGCAAGCAAGACCGGACATACAAGCGCATACCTTGGCGTTCAGACCGCTGGAAATAGACCGCCCCCCAGATAAAGCGGGGGGAGGGGATACACGGTGGCCTCCCGCACTACACACAGAGAGCAAACAATTGGCAAAGCACAGGGCAGAACGGCACAGAACACCACCAGAGTGGCGGTGGAGGGTCGCTAAGAACCGCTGGTATGGATTCATCAAGCCAGACTTACGGAGGCGTTACAGAGCCTTACAAGGCTTTATAGAGCAAAATCTGGAAAACTTTGTAAAAAAATTGAGATAGCGTTTATTTCGTGACGCGCTCGGAATCCCGCGCAAGCATTTTCTTTTTCATAAACCAGTCAAATTATTCGGAGGTTGGAACCAAATGGTCAGAAACTCAATCCAAACGTGGCTAGATAGCCTCAACTTGAACCTAGAACAAATGGTGCTGGCTGGGTTAGCCCTCCAGCTCGCATCCCAGTTCGATTCCGAGGCGAATACGTCGACCGCGGCCGAGTTACGCAAGACTGTGCTCGAGATTAGCCGCCAGGTCAAAGGCCAGCAAGTTGAACACGATCCATTGGCAGAATTACTAACAAGATAGGAAAGACATGACACAGATAACTCACTACTGGCAGGTCGCTTGCTCGGCTTGCAACTCCGTTCAATACGGTTTCGGCGACAAACCGCTGGACGTTACCAACCCAGGCATCCGCTGCAGCGATGACAGTTGCGACGGCAACTGTTATGTCATTAGCCAAACCAAAGACAAAGACACTTGGGTGGCGCAGAACGAGGCGTTGACCACTTACATGTCCAATCGCTAATGCTGCAACTACCCGCACGGTTCACCGCACCGCTCACCGAGGAGTTCGTCACAGACGGCGACCGCCTTATCAAGCTCATGGAATTGTGCTGGGTCACACCCGAGACGGATGAACCTATCAAGCTCGACGAGTGGCAGAAGTGGTTGCTTAGGCACATCCTGGAACGCTACCCCGCAGACCATGAGTTTTACCCTGGGCAATTGCGCTACCGTCAAGTTTTGGTCAGCATGGGCAGGCAACAGGGCAAGACCGTTATCGGCGGAGGGCTGGCCTTGGAAAGCCTCCTCTTCCAAAAGGGCGATGTGACTTCTATCGCCTCGAGCTATGACCAGGCAACGATTATTTACGATCGCGTCAAGCACGTCATCGACTTTCACGGCTGGTTGGCTAAACGGTTCAAGCGCACCACCGAAACTCGAGGCATCGCCAAGGCAGACGGTGGCGGGAAATACAAAGTCAGCCCGGCTAAAGAGGGCGCGCTCCAGGGCAAGCCATTCGTGCGCGTGATTCTCGATGAGGGTCACTTGGCTAAGAAAGGTATTTGGACAGCCGCCACAAAGGGCACTACCGCCATGGATGACGCCATGGTCATAATGATTACCACCGCAGGCGACCAGACCTCAGAGACGCTCATAGAGCTTTACAAGTCAGCCGCGAAAGCAATCGAGA